TAATAAAATCTACAAGTCCTCTTGAGAACTTATGTGGTACTTCATCAAGAAACTTTAACATCTCGTTAATCTGGTCAATGTGAAATTCAATCTTCATTTCTTTTTATCCTTTTTTTGTGCTGCTCGTTGTACGTTTAGTGCTATTGCTACTGCTTGCTTTTGAGGCTTCCCCGCCTGTACTTCTTTTTGTATATTTTCTTTTACTGCTTTCTGTGACTTGCTCTTGATTAATGGCATCTTGCAACTCCTTTGGGACTTCAACAATAAAACGGTAATCAACTTCAAGTTTGTCGATTTTTACGTCTGACATTTGAGTTTTATACCAACCAAAATGATTCATTAGTTTTTCTAATATACTTCTGCTATCTAATAATTCAATATCCATTAGCAATTCCAATTCTTTAATGATGCTTTGGCTCTTGATGCATCGCCTTTAGCGTGTTTAACTACACCTTCCATCCTTGCACAAAATGATTTCTTACGGCCTTCATCTTTTTCTGTTTTAGGATGTGGAGCTGGTGCTTTTAGGTTGCTACCGTTCTTTGCATTGTATTCAGCACGACCTTTGGCAGTCATTCCTGCCCCCTTATCTGTAGGGTTATAAGTCTTGCCCTTGCCAGTAGTTTTTTTGGGGATTGGTTTATCGTGTGCCATTATGCGATCTCCTGTTCAAAACATACATCTTGCCATGACATGATTAAATATCGTTCGTTATCTTCAAAATATTCTTGAAACTTTAAATACTCATCATTACCCATTGTTCCAAATCTGACAAATGAACCCACGCTTATAGGCATAGGCTCTCTTTTGCCATTAGGTAACTTTTTACCAGGGCCAACTGCCACAACCGTTCCCTGATTATCCTTTTCATCCATAATGACATGGATTAACTTGGATTTTACTCGTTCTATTGGTTTTACGACAATCTTGTCGTGCATTGGTTTAAGCTGCATACTTGCGTGGCCTCCCTGATTTTGGTTTATGAGTAGATACTTGCGTCATAATCTGCTCTCTTGTTACATCTTGAACAAGATTATCAAAGGCTATTTTAGGGGCATTTTGTAAGTATTCACCGCACCATTCAGTAGCGTGTCGGTTTTGATATGTAGGGAATCGTCTGCAACTTCCCATGATGTTTTTTTCATCTGAGAAATATATACAAGTCCTACACGTCTTATTAAAATTACTATCAGCCATTCAATACCTATCTTATTGTTGGTTAGAAGGCTCTATTCCTTTACCGAGGTTTAGAGCCTTTGTTTGTTACATATCTTGTTCGTGTGCAGTACGCTTATGGTCGTAGCAAACGGATTCAGAGCTTCCACCCTTCATTTCGCCTAACATTCCATCTACTTTACCCATGTGTGATGCGTCACGGCTACCAATTCCATCAGCTTTACCAATTGCAACACCGCCAACTAATTTAGTTTTACGTTCGCCAGTTGTGTCGCTAGATGTAGCACCTGCTGGAGCTTTAGCACCAGTCATTGATGGTGTGCCTTTAGTTGAGTTAGGCCCTTTTTCTGAACCCATTTTTTCACCAGAACGATCAGATGCTTTAACATCTTTTGGCTCTTTTTCTCCTGAAGCTGGTTTACCGTAATTCATTTAATTTTCCTTTGCAAAGAAATCTCACCATTGAGATACTTCATTTTACTATATTTTTACTGCAAATCAAGAATTTTTATCAACCTAATTGCGCCTTCTAAATCATTAATGCGTGTAACTGCTGAACCTTTCCAGTCAGCCATAAACTTTAATTGTGCTTCTGTATATTTCTTTTTTTCGCCTGACTTGATTTCGACAAGCACGGTTTGACCGTTATATCCAACCATAATATCGGGGCAACCTCCACCAACTGCCGACAAATCAAAGACACTTGCACCAAGCTCTCTAAATTTATTTACAATTTCTGTGTGGTTTAAATCCACTCTTTTTGCGTATGTCATTGTATATCAATATAATTATGTTATAAATCAGTATAAACTATTTAAGGGGCAATTATGCCAGCAGCACTTTGTAGCGATGAAGATTTTATAAGTTTGTGGCAATCTTTAAAATCAGCCACAAAATTAGCTGTTTCATTAGGCATAGATAAAAGAAATGTTCTTAGAAGAAGAAGAAATATTGAAGCTAAATATAACATTCAATTGCTAACAGATGAAAAATTTTTTAATAATAATCATATTGAAAACGTCAAATTAGAACATAACCGCAGATTAGAAGAAACCCGACACAATGTCCGAAGGGGTACAACATTAGAAAAAGGTCGTGTTTTAGTTTTTAGTGATGCTCATTTTTACCCAGATGATGAAACCACCGCTTTTCGTGCATTGTTAGAATGTATCAAAGAGTTTCAGCCAGAAGTTATTATATGTAATGGTGATGCATTTGATGGCACAACAAATAGCCGTCATAGTCCAATCAATTGGAATAAAGCACCGTCAGTTATAGAAGAATTAAAAGCAGTACAACATTATTTAGGTGAAATTGAAAAAACAACTAAGTTTCACAGTAATTTAATTTGGTGTCTTGGAAACCATGATGCTCGATTTGAGCAATTTCTTATCAATCAAGCACCGATGTATGCTGGAGTGCCTGGCACATCTTTAAAAGATCATTTTCCAATATGGAAATCATGTTGGTCATATTTTATTAATAACGACACTCAAATAAAACACCGTTGGAAAGGTGGTAAATATGGTGGCGCAAATAATACATTACATTCTGGTTTAAATATTGTAACTGGCCATACTCACGTTTTGTCAGTTGATCCTTATACAGACCATTCCCCACATTTCAAAAATGGCACTCGTTATGGTGTTCAAACAGGAACATTAGCTTATCCTAAAGGAAATCAATTTATAGATTACTGCGAGGATAACCCTGTCAACTGGCGATCAGGATTTGTATTAATGACTTGGCATAAATCCCAGCTTTTGATGCCAGAAATGATCCAAGTCTATGATGAAGAACAAGGAGAAGTGCAATTTCGAGGTAAAGTGTTTTCTGTATGACACCTACATCTAAAACCCTTGAAGCAATGTATATTATGCTTTGCCAAATGAAACCCTTTAATCATTGGGAAATGCCTAATACAGCTTGTATAAAGTTTAATGTAACGTCAGAAGAAGACGCCTATGGCACATATATATTTGATGACGATATGCACCTTATAACCATTTCTAAAGCCAAATGCAGCCATTTTGAAACTATCCTCAAGACATTAGCGCATGAAATGATCCACATGAAGCGATACCGTAATAAAAACTGGGATAAACATGATGCAGTTTTTAGACGATATGCAACTGCTGTAGCCGATGAATTCGGATTCGATCCCCTTGAGTTGTGATTTATTTTATAATCTAAACCTATAAGTTCCATTGTTTTCTGTAATAAGGCTTGCTCGTCAATTCCGTAGCGAGCTTCAAATCCTCGCTTCCCAAGTCCGTGAATACCACTATTTCCTCGATGATGCTCTGGGCAAAGTCCGATAACTTCTCTTTGGTATCTTGGTATTCCATTTTTTTGGATGTGGTGGATTTCGCATGGTGTCTCACCGTATCCAAAATGCCTACAGAGGCAACATCCCAATCTTGCAATTTTTCCATATAATTCTTTTTCTGCTTTTTTCAACGTGTTAGTTTTTCTATTTGTCTGCTACTAGCTTCTAAAGTTCTAAATAGCTCAACTTTCATCTTTGCTGTTTCTATTTTTAATTTTAAAGATGTATATTTTATACGAGCCTGTTCAATTTCTTCACAAAACTGTATATATTCGTCAGAAGCGAACGCATCCATCTCTTTACCAGCAACTGATGTCTGACTACTATCTTTCATCTTTAACGCTTTGAGAGCTGATTTATAGCTTTCTAGGGCAGATAAACGACCATCGGCAGCAGCGTAGTCATCAATTAGATCGACAATGTATTGAATCTCATCATTAGGATTTATCATTGTGCCTCGATCCATAAACCTAGATTAGCTAACGCATAAGCTAAAAAAGTAATTCCCATGCCATATTGATTCTTTAAAAAAAAAGAAATACCAATATAAACGTAAATCAATCCCACTAATATTATTAAATAATTACTCATTGTTTCCCCTTTTGAGTATGTTGAACTGCTTAATTATTTCCTGCTCTAATTCTGCTCTTGCAATCTTACCTCTTTTTTCTTCAACTAAATCTAAATATTTTCTTCTTTGTTTTAATTCAGTTTTAAGAGTTGATGTCGCTTCACAAATAGCACGAAATCTTTCAGATTTTTTATATTCCATAACGTGCGAATTGTCCATGATATTTATTCCTAGCTTCAATTGCGGCTAATTCTGCTAATTCTATATCTTTATAATAACCTATGTGTATTTTTTGTTTATTGATTTGTATTTGAACACACCATTTATTTTTTTTCCAATTTACGTTTTTAATTTTAGATTTATTGATTGTAGATAATTTTCTGTTGCAAGCATTTTGACTTTTAGTGGCTGGTCTTAAATTTTCTATTAAATTGTTAGATGGATTTCCATCAATATGATCTAAAAATTCTGGCAAATAACAGTAGTGCATCATAAAAATTAATCTATGTGCTAAATACTTTTTTTTGTTAATAGTTATAAAACAATAACCATTATGCCAAGTTCCACAAATTGTTCCCTTGTGAATTTTATAAGAAGGTTTTATTTTCCAATAAAGTTTACCATCTTTATATTTAAAGATAGATTGTAAATATTCTTGAGTTATAATTTGTTCAGCCATATCAATTCCTCTTAAATTGTGGTGGTTAGAAGCCCTATAAGAACGCCAATTCTTATGGGGTTTTGTTTATTTTAACATCAAATCCATAAACATAATAACAACACAATAACTAAACCTATAATTATTGTATCTAATAACTTTTCAAAATCTTTAATTTCTTTACTGCTCATATTCGGCTAGGGTTTGTAGATGTTGAAGGCAAAATAGTCCTATCCGAGTAAGACTATTATTCGTCTGAGGGATGCTTTAGTCTCAGTCAAAATAGATAAATGGTTGTTGTGCTTGTTCAGGTCTAGTATTACCAAGTCTACCACGATATTCCACCAATTAAGGTCTAGGACAGTTCCCAATCTCTAATGCTATCTATCACACTAGGTGGGGGCTTTCGCCATGCGCTTCTGAAGGGTGTTGATTTGCCTATAGTAAGGTTAATCAACGGTTCGCATTTACTGACTCAACTCTATAGAGATCAGGCTATGTCAAGCCATATTCAACTGGGCTAGTTAGGTTGGCAATTTGACGACCATAAAGGTCATTACCAGCCCATGTGAATAGAGCCTGATTATCAAAGTGCCAACCCTGACAATTACATCTTAAACTACTTTATTATTTTCTGCAAGTTCAGGCCACACAAAAAAATACGTTTTAGGAAATAAATCCTTTCTAGTGACCAATCCATGTGATTCTTTTTCTAACAATGCAGCCAAAAACAACAACTGACCATGTGGAATACCTCTAGATCGCCATTGCGTTACTGCTGGGGGAGCTACGTTACATAATTTTGATACCCTTTTTGTGCCACCTAACAACTCAATAATTTGGTTGTCTGAAAAATGTACTTTCATCAATTAACTTTCGTTGTTATATTTTTATTTATTCTACACTATCTTAAAAAATACTTGCAACAAATCTTAATTTAGTTTAGTATTCTTAATAAGCACTTTTGCTTACATAAAGGGGAAATTTATGACACAAGACACAATAGATACATTTAACATTGACGATGATATGCAAGAAATGAGAATGATGCAGGAAGAACGTCAAATGCGTTTGCTAGAAGCATTAGAACACATGGAATTAAGCACATTGTCTGAAGAAGATAAACAAGTGATTTGGTTTGAGTGTGGTATGCCACGTTCTGCATTTGTTCAATACATGGGACATTAATATGAACTCATCTGAAAATATTAATGAATTAGCTACAGCTCTTGCTTTAGTACAAAGCCAACTAGGTCACGCTAAAAAAGATTCCAAGAATCCATTTTTTAAATCTAGTTACGCTGATCTTGAATCCGTATGGGATGCTTGCAGATCGTTGTTATCTAGCAACGGTTTGTCAGTAATGCAGTTTCCTGGCAATTATATTGATGGCGAAATGTCTTTGACTACTATTCTTGCCCACTCATCTGGTCAATATATTGAGCAAACAATGTCGTTTCCTGTATCTAAAAACGATCCACAAGGATGTATGGCCTGTTTAACGTATATGAGAAGGGGAGCTTTAGCTGCTGTAGTCGGGATTGTTCAAGCTGACGATGACGGCAATGAAGCGTCAGAAAAAGGCAAATCACCATCTATTACACCGCAACAGATTGCGTCTATAACCGCTTTAATTGAGCAAACAGGATCAGATGTAGAGAAGCTATGCGCTTACTTTAAAAAGCCCTCTATATCGCTGTTTGACCGTATGCAAGCTATGAACGCTATCTCTATGTTAGAAAAAAATTAGGAACTGAAAATGTCAATCAATAAAGTTATTTTAATAGGTCATGTTGGAAAAGAACCAGAAACCAAAGCATTGCAATCTGGTGAATCATTAACCAACTTTAGTTTAGCGACTAGCGAAAAGTACAAAGATAAACCATCTGGACAGTTTAGAGAAGCGACTGAATGGCACAACATTACTTGCTTTGGTAAGTTGTCAGAAGTAGCTAGTTTGTACGTTAAAAAAGGTAGTCAGGTTTACATTGAAGGCAAGATTAAAACAAATAAATATACCGATAAAAACGGTGTTGAAAAGTTTGCTACGAATATTGTTGTAAGTGTGTTGCAGTTGTTGGGTAGTAAAGAAGTAAAAGAGCCGCCAAAAGATCGTGAAGAAATCAGTAATCATGCTTCGCAGTCTTTAGGTGAATTAGATAGTGATATACCTTTTTAGGTGATTTATGGATTTTATGATTCGTGAATATGCTAAAAATTGTTCTGACACATATATCGAGCCTTATGGTGTCGATGAAGAACGCACCGTGTACCAGTTTGACCAAGTGGGCTTAGCTCGCTTTGTCAATCAGGTAGCGCAACGTGCTGTCGATTTGTCAGAAGTTTTTACATATCAATAGATAACTAATTTATTAAAAATTCATGCTTTTGCATGAAAGGTGTATTATTCACTTCAAAATCATAAAGGGGAAAAATATGATTGTTACACAAGAAAGTAATTCAGCACATTGGTACACAAAAGATGGCCAGCCTAGCTATACACGCATGGGCAAAAATGGAATGTTTCGCAATACAACGCTTAGGGATGCAAAAAAAGAAGGGTTGCTTCCATCTGTAACTACGATTATTGGATGCCTAGCCAAGCCTGGATTAGAACGCTGGAAACAAGAACAAGTCTTACTTGCTAGTCTTACCTTACCACGCAATGATAACGAGCCAGAAGCCGATTGGTTGACACGAGTAATACAAGATTCACGATCCACAGGTAAAGATGCAATGGAACGTGGTACTAATATGCACAACATATTGGAATCATATTTTAACCAAGAGTTTATGCCTGAATATCCTGATTATGTTAGACGCACAGAAAAAAAATTAAGAGATCATTTTGGCGATCATTTTTGGAAACCAGAGCAATCGTTTGCACATCCATTAGGTTTTGCAGGTAAGGTCGATTTACACTCGGAAGAAGGCATAGTGGTTGATTTTAAGACGAAATTATCCCTTGAAAACGCTGCCGTCTATTCTGAACATATTTTACAACTAGTTGCTTATGCACATGGGTTAAATATGCCAAGAGCTAGATGTGCAATTGCATTTGTGTCCGATGATGATACGCAAATCCACGAAATAGATGAAAATGATTTACAACATCATTGGAAGATGTTTCAATGTTTAGTAACGTATTTTAAATTAAAAAATAATCTCAGTCTGGGGGAGTGAGCTTTACCCCCTTTAGCTCCTTCACAACTCTCCCAGACTACCTTTATGTCGCATTTTTGCAAAACCACTAGGGATAAACCCTAATTATGCAAATATTTGTTGATAAATTAACAAAACTTAATTATTCTGTATTTGTTGTTTAACTAAAGGGGAATTAAATGCAAACATTTATTGAAGCAGTAATAGGAGTTTTAGTAATTGCAGGGCCAGCTATGATTATGTGGATTATTCAAAGGGGATGGTAATGTTAAATTATGACGCTTGGTTGACTACCGATACAACAGTCTATGCAGATGAAGATTTGGTTCGTGAACGCAAACAGGAATTGCTATATAACAATTCAAATTATAGCAATTGTTTGTTTGAAAATTTTTGTGAAGATTTAAATAATGCGACTATTGAAGAAGCTAGATCAATAGAAGAATATTTAGAAACAAAAGATTTTGAGAAACTGGGTCGGTTTTTGTATTGTATGTCGTATGAAAGACGTGAAAAATTAGCTGAAGAACGTGCCACAGAGGAATTTTTTAATGGAAAACTTTGAACAACAATCCGAGTATTGGAAACAACAGTTTGAATCTGCTATGAAGTTAATAGAGCAGCAACAAGTTCAATTAAGAGAACATAGCGAACAGATCAGACTATTAGAGCAATCATTGTTTGGAGGCCCTACTAAATGACCACAGAAAAATTGGCACAATTAATTGAAGATGCACACCCAAGAGGTTTTGTAAAAGATGCTGCTGATTTGTTACGACAACTTCAGGCAGAGTTAGATGATTGTAAAGCGCAATTAGTTTTACAAAAAAATGATTTGTTTGAAATATTATGTGCTTTAGGTAAAGCAAACCTAACAGATGAGGAAATAGAATCTGCGTGGTTTAAAGTTTTTAAACC